AATCAAATTAGTTTTTTAAAGTTTTTAAAAGATAGCAATAGTTTATTGTTGATAATCTTTAATCTTGTCGCATATCGTACTAAAATAAAGTATTTTGGTTAAATTTGCGGTATTTTGGGCTTTCTTATAATTTATTTTCAATATATTCTTTTAGTTGCTCCTTTTGCAAATTACTAATTGCATTGGCATACCAAAGTCCGTCTACAAACCCTCGCGCCAAGTAAACATGGTTGTCAAAAAGTGTATACTTGTCGTCAAAATACTCATCGATTTCTCGTTTATAATCCAACAGTGAATCCTCCGAAGCCTTTGGATAGTTCGCTGGATTGTCGTGCTGTTGTTTTAACCAATCGGCATTGTGAGATTTTTCATCGATATTATAAGACATTTTTACGTACCTCCCTTAAATTTTTATTTACTAAACTAAACAACTGATAATTAAACTACTGGATAATAATTCAAAAGGCAATATAACTCTTTTAGTTTTTCGTCGGGCAATTCTGATATTGTGTTTACATAATTCCGACCTAAAAAATCTGTTATTGTTGGAGGCATGGGTTGTGCCCCCCACTTTAAATACTCGTAATACAATCTAATTTCCTCTTCAAAATCGTTCTCTAAACTTTTAATCATTTCGGTTCGATCCATCTTAAAAAACCTCCTCACATTTAATATTTAATCACCCGCAGGTTAAAAACCTGCTAATATGTTATTTTCTGCGATTAACTCTTTTTAGAGTAGTTGCAACCATAGCATCACTTGAATATTGTTTTGCCGATTGCGCAATTACGTCCCAAAGAGAATTATCTTTGTGCCACATTAAATAAATCACGTATTGCTTGTCATCGGCATCTATCGCATAAAATCGATTGCCTTTAATATGTTGCGTAATTTTTAAAACTCGATCGTCTTTTACAAATTTTCCCGAAATCCAATTTCCCCCGAAATCAACGGTTAACTTGTCTCCGGTTTTTATAATAGTAGTAAAGTCCCCCGTCGGTTTATCGAACTTTTTATTTGTGAATAGTTTAGTCATTTTAAAAATCCTCCCCATTTTAATTTTTAAAAAGTAGATTCCCAAAGTATTTTTACCATCGCAATAATCGTTTTATACTTTGGATTTTCTATTGCGTTTTTTACCAACTCATTTCCGATACTTAATCGAGTGCCTACAAACCATTTTAACTCGTATTCATTTCCTGAACCCACTTGCATTTTATTGTCGACTATGTGTATATGTATTGCCGCGTTAGCTGAATTCGAGTTCTCCAAACCCAACTCTTTTAAATGTTTTCCCGTAACAAGTGTGACCGCGTAAAGTACTTCTTCGTCTCCTAAAAATTGTAAATCCTTTCTCATTTTAAAACCCCTCCTTATATTCTTTTAAATTATAAATTTTTGTTCCGTCCTTAACAAAAACTCTACTCCTTGGAATTACTGTTGCTATTCTTATTTGAGTGTAATCGTCTTCACTTTCGAAAGTAATTATCACTGTTTGATGTTGAATCTTATCTATAATTGCTACGTCGGCTCCTACATTTGCAAAGTAATCTAATCTGCTTTTTCCAAGTGCTACAATGCTTCCAAGTGCTTCATCAACGTTAAGTTTTCTTTCAATGAACCTCTGAAGGCTGTGTTCAGTAGCTCTAACTTCGTACTGCCTTCCGTTGAATCTGAAGTCCATTAATTTTACCCCGTGGTGTTTGTTGAGTGTGCCTTTGAATCTGTTTGTGTTTTTCATTTTGTTTTCTCCTTATTTCTTATTTCTTATTATAATTATAAGGTATTTTTCCGCAACAATCAAATTAGTAAAATAGAGTTTCCGTAGGTATAAAAGAGGTAACAAAGGATAATTAAGCATAATCCACCAAATCGTACCAAAAGTGTTTATTTTGGGGCAATTTCGGCTAATTTGGGGATTTCGTAAAAATCTTTTAAAAATTTTTAAAGAAATCCCCAAACTTTTCAATTAATTATTCCCCTCCTTCCTTTTCTTCAAAACCCTTCTTAATTGTTGAATATCCTTTCATAATAAAAAGTACTTCGTCAAAAGTTAACCCGCTCAAATACATAACCGTTTGAACATCGAACATATTTGTAGCCCCACTCTTTCGTACTTTTTCGTACCTTTCAAATTTCTCCCGAGTAATTTTAACCATTTAATTTTCCTCCTTTTTATAGATATTTTATATTAGTAAACCCAAATCGTTTTTCCATCTGCTTTGGATGCCTTCTTATAAAGTTCAGTTGTTTCTCTGTTAGCGGCTCCAAATGCTCTTTTTTACTTTGCTCAACGGTTACTATACCGCTCTCTAAAAGTTCGAGATATTTGATAAAAGTTTCTCTGCTTATATACATTTTAATTATTCCTCCTCATTTAATTTTCTAAGTAACGCTTCAATTCTACTCGCACGATCTAACCAATTACGATCGATTTTCTGATTGCTATAGCTTGCTTCCATTTCGAATTTATCTGTTAAAGTACTGTAACTTATTCTAAACTGCCCTCCACTTTCCTTAAATGGCTTATCGTCTGCTATTGTAATATCGCGAGTAAAAGCACTTTCCATCCATCGAATGCTATCTACTATTTCGTCCCTTTGTTGTAAACTTTGAAACCCTTCATTTCTTAAACCTTCGATTAGTTCTTTGATTTTTCTTTCGTATCGTGTTTTCATTTTATTTTCTCCTTTTTCTTATTTCTTATTATAATTATAAGGTATTTTAGCGAAACAATCAAATTAGTAAATATGGGTTCTTTAGGAGAGCAAAAGAGGTAAACACAGATATTAGCTCAAAATCAAGTATATCGTACCAAAAAGGTTTATTTTGAGGATATTTGGGGAATTTTGGGGATTTCATAAAAAATTTTAAAAAAATTTAAAAAAATTTTTTTTTATTTTTATTCGTAACGTTTATCGAGCGAACCCCAACACTCACCCGTGTGGATATCTATGGGGAAGGAAATATCAGATTCAATAAGCCTTGGGGTTTCCATAACCGTGCGAACAAGACTGACCATATTTTCCAAGTGTTCTGTACGCACCTCAAATAAAATACTATCGTGAACAGTTAATAAAATGCGGGCAATTTGCGGAGTAAAATTTTTAAATTTTTCGTGTAGTTGAATTAGCGAATCTAAACACAAATCTGAGGCGAGCGACTGTATGGGGGAGTTTACAGCCTGACGAGAAACCTCACCCGAGTTTCGACCATAAATAAACGGAAATCTCCTACGCCTTCCTACGGGGGTTGCAACATAACCATTTTTACGTGCCGCCTGCGCTTGCTCGCGTATCCACCGTTGTAAACCTTCATACCGATGCAAAAACTTGTCGATGTATGCTTGGGCTTCCACAATCGAACATTGTAATTCTCCATACGCAAGCGACGGGGCTTGACGACCATAAATAATACCGAAGTCTATAAATTTTGCCTTAAACCTTTGGAGTTGTGTAACCTCTTTCGGAGGCACATCAAACACTTCAGAAGCCACCATTCTATGAATATCCTTACCTTCACGATAATACTTAAGCAATAGCGGATCCCTACTATACCAAGCAGCAATGCGCAACTCCAACTGGCTATAATCAGCCTCAATCATTGTCCACCCAGGAGTTGCTACAAAAGCATTTCTAATGATGGGCCCAACTAAAACGGGTATGTTTTGTAGGTTGGGGTTTCGACTTGATAATCTTCCGGTTTTAGTACCGTGCAATAAAAACTCCCCTCGTAAACGCCCATCAGGTGAAAGACGTTGTAGCGTGCCTTGAATATACGTGCCTCGTAGCTTTTCCTTTTGTCGATAATCTAATATTTTCTCAACTACGACGTGTTTGGGTTTGAGTTCGTCCAACACTTCTTTCGCGGTACTATAGCCATTGATTTTAGGGAGGTGTAATTTGTCGAATAAAAGTTTCCCCACCTGTTGTGGAGAATTCAGGTTGAAGTCATCGTCCTCCGCGTAACCTTTAAGTTCCTCCAAAATCTTATCCGTAGTTGTTTTCATTTCTTTGTCGGCTTCAAGCAGCGGCTTGGGGTCTATCAAAACACCGTTTAACTCTACATCGCGCAATGCAAGTGCACCAGGAAGTAAAAGCCGATCGTGTAACAACGTTGTTTGTTCTTCTTGCATTTCCTCGCACAGTTTGGGAGCCAAAAGATATGTATATAGTGTGTCAAAAGCCAAATAACGAGAAAGGTCTTCGCGAGGGACATCACCGTAGTTAGGTGCTACATATTTTAAAACCTCCCCACGTTTTGAGGCTTCCCTCACTTCCTTTCTACGTTCGGTAGAAAGTTTACGTAAAAACATTTTTAATGGTGCGTCGTAATCTGGGGCATTAAAATACTCGCGTGCGAGCGTTTTTAAACCGTGAACACCATACACACCTAAACCCTCATACTTGTCTCCCTCCTCAAGACTACGCTCATCAATTGTATAGTGAGCGAGCATCGTATCGATTGTGGGTGCCCAATCAATATCAAGCTTGTATTTTAACCAACGCGAATCAAAACTTGCTGCGTTATGCCCCACAGTTTTTAAATTGGTTCCACACAACAAATATTCTAAAGCTTCTTTAACGAAGGGGTCGTAAAGAAGGGGTAAAGGAATTTGATACGTACGCTTGGGATGACCTTGCAACCCCAACAAGATAAACTCACCCAACATTGGATCCAAGTGTGTTGTTTCAATGTCGAGGGCGAGAAAATCACTTGTAAGTAAATCATCAAGCATCGCATCCACAGCGTAAATATCTTTACACATTATAATTCTCGGTTGGGGGGGAGCAGGAGAAAATTCTTGCGTTGCACATTTTATAAGGTCTTTTGCGAAATCGGGAAAGAAAACGTAGTTTCGTAAAACTAATGCAGGATGAACCGTCAAAGTTGCAGGAATGTTTATACCATCTAACATTACCGTTCTTCCGCGAGAATTTAAGATACCACCTTGACTGGCGCCCAATGATTTTGAAGCGGTTGCACCACAAAGCAAAACTTTTTTACACTTCGACAATTCTTCTCGTAAACGCATACGACAGCATTCTAATGCCTTGTCATTTGGCGTAGCATTTTCCTCGGGATGACAAAGCACAGCATTGGTAAACCAAACATCGTTAGGGTTAATTCCGACACCCATAAGGCTTTGACGCAAAAGTTTTCCCGAAGGCCCAACAAAGGGGTGGCCTTGTTTTACTTCTTGATTTCCTGGGGCTTCTCCAACAATTGCTAAACCACCCAACTTACCTTGGGGTTCGACTTTTGGCTGACCGTATAGTGGACAATCTTTACAGGACATTAATCTTCCCTTCCGCAAGTGCTTTAAAAGTTTTAATGTTTTCGACCGCACAAGTAGGGTCAATATCATTTTCGCTTAAGTCGAAAAAGTTTTCTGGTCGGCCTGGATATTCAAGCATTTTTCTAAAAGGTGAGTTTGGAATAACAATTTTGTGGTGAGCGAACACAAGCGGTTTCGCGCTATCGACTCCGTAAATATTATAATCGTTACTAAACCTTCCAAGTTCGGACAGAGCGTATATATCACGACTCCAACCTAAAATATGTATGGGGTGATAAAAGCCTGCACAACGAATTTCGCGAATTAACTTTAATAAGCCTCCACCCCAAATTTCATAGTCATTTGTTAAACCGATGGTGTTAATCCCATTAACCCCAAGATTTACCAAACCTTGTAAACACCACAACAATTCGTGGACATCGTTACCTTGTGGAATCCCCATTATACTAATTGTGGGTAACTCCTCTTTAAAACTTGAATAAGCCTGTTGTGCTTTTCGTAAAGTTAGTCGAGCATTAAAAGGTTGGTCGGGTAATGCAATTTCCGTTGCTTTTGTAATACGTGCCGTTTGTACAAGGTCATCAACCGTTCCTGGTTCTCCTAATTCGTGTACGGAATTGTCTAAAATGATGTGGTGACCTTTTTCGGCTAAACCGCGATAAAAACTCGCATATTCCCTCGATTCTTTAACGAGGTGAGTTAAAATTAAATGATATTTGTCCGCAGTTTCTGCGTACTTTTTAAGTACAGAAATCGGTGAAATAATTGCAACTTTCATATAAACTCCTTTTATTTTATAAGATTTTATTAATAGGCGACGCAAACTTTACGCCGCCTATTGATTGTGAATTAACGAATCTTTGGTCGCGTTGCGCGAGTTGTTTTCGGTGTGCTTGTACCAGATGAAGGTTCTAACCCTTTTGGGGGTAGCAAGGAATCAATTTTGTTCACTTGCTTTCCTTCGTATGGTTCTTGAATTACCGCAGCTCGACACTCAACACCTACATAACGTTCTGGGTCAAATTCTACATCGCCTATTAAAGTTTCCGCGGGTTCTCCAAATGCAATCATCGCTTCTTTTAGTTTCCATGCAGCTTTTGGCGACATACTTATGTTTGTCCACAGATTACGTTTTGCATATTCTCCTTCGGTTATTTCAAAAGTTACTGCTACATACGGTGCTGCAGGGCCTTCTTCTTCAGAATAGTCCACAAATACTACTGGGTAAACTCCTGCAGGAATAGGTGTAAAGTCTTCTTTGATGTCGTCGAAATTAACTTTGAATATTGACATTTTCAGTTTCTCCTTTCTTTTTAGATTCTTTTACATTTCCTTCTACCAAATCGAGTATCTTTGGTATCGTAGGTTCGACAATATATTGACCTAATTTTCCACCCTCAGTTCGATCCTTTGCTTCAAATCTACCTGTGGGTTGTACGAACAACCAACGTTCATTGGTATCCTCATCCTTTTCCACTACCGCCAAGTAACCAACAATTTCTACGAGGCCGGGTACTTCAAAAGCAAGTTTCCCAGTTAACGCAGGCCAAATTTTACTCTCCCTTGTTAGAGGGTCTTGCTCCAACTTTGAGTTCGCGGTGAAAAATACGTGTAACGGCAAATTTCTAAAAAAACGAATAAGCTTTCGAATTTTTGAAGCGTTTCTTAAGTAATCGCGTTGTTCGGGAATGTCTGGATCGTGCTTTCTATCTTCGAGTTGTGCTACACGTAAGGCATCGCCCATTGAAAGATAATCCACCTCAGAAAGACTATCGATTCCAACGGATTTATATTCGTGGTTTCCTTCTAATAAAAACTCATACGCAACGTCAAAATCCGCCCAAGTTTGAATGTGTACAACGTCGATTTTGTCTATCGAAGGTTTTTTAGAACCCAAATCTTCAAGACGAATTTCTCGTACTTTTGATTCAATCGAACGTATTCCAGCTTCGAACTCTAATAACAACATCGGAGAAACACGTTTGTCTTTTACTGCGGTACCCAACATCGTTGTTTTGCCGTGTCCTGGGGGACTATACCAAAGTATCTTCAGTGCATCATTCATCTATTTACCTCCTTTCTTTTTAGATTCTTCTACCTGGTTCCGCTACATACAAAGCTTCGCGCAAACTTTTAACATCTCCACCCTCATTCTCTGCTTTACACAAAATTTTATAATCACACCAACCACAGAAAAGTTGGTTTGGGTTTGGGTATAGCGGGGTCTTTTTACTTGTCATTTCACGTGCTTCATAAACTAACCACTTTCCGAAAGTTTCCAGCTCGTGTTTGTTTCGCGGAATTGTTGTTCGACGAAAAAATTCGTTTTGTCCAATGC